TTGCAAGGTAGAATTTAAAAATTCATTTAACCCTTATAATAAATATAACAAAAAAAATGCACAGAAACAGAACAAACGTTCGAGAAAATATTGATTTCCTGTGAATACTGATGTATCATATATTCAGGGTGAAGCGAACGGGTGTTCCGTTTCGGAAGGAGGTCTACATATGGATTACAAAAAACTTATAATTGATATGCTGAACGAAGTAAGTGAAACACAGTTAAGACATGTGTATTACTTCATCAGAGGGATGTTAGGACTGAAATAAATCAGTCCTTTTTTGTTTGTATGGAATCAAGAAAATCTTCCAATACTTTCCATCCGTTATCGTCCAGAGCTGCAAGTCCTGAAATTAACCTTTTTTTAAAAGAATCATCTTCCTCACCCATCACCTGACCGACAAACTGTGCAATCTCATCATCGTAAGACATTTCTACGAACATTTCACCCTCACCAGTCCTCAGCCAGTTTTCATTTACGTTGTATTTTGTACATATAAGAGATATTACGGCATCAATTGGTTCATTTCTACCAGATTCATACGTTGCCATTGTATTCCTTTTTATACCAATACCTTCTGCAAATTCCTGTTGAGTCATATCTAATTCTTTTCTTAATTTCTTAAGACGTTCGTTCATTTTCTCACCTCTCTTTCTGTTACTAATTATACCGCATTCTTATAAGAAATACAATAAAAAAATGTCGCAAAATCACAAAAGTTCGCAAAATCACAAAAAATCAATTGACAAATTCTAATATGCGACATATAATGTTCTCATAGCAACAAAGCAAGCAGGAAAGACCGGGTGAAGCGATAGGGCTACACACAAGTAACATGGTAGTTATGCTGACAAATGTATCAGACAGAGTGTGCGAAGAATAAACATGACCCGGCAAAACAGTTGAAGAAAGTAGGAACTGTAGGACAAGAAAGCACAGTGAATTGTACTAATTGAAGAAAACAGTTTAGCACTAGCCAATAGTGACTTTACTCCTTAACCAAGAAGCAGTTAAACGGAAGAATCAACTAGCGAGAGGACACAGTACTTTGTTGTTTATGTAGCCAGCTTCCGGTCACTCAGACCATCCATTGCCTGACCGGAAGTATAAAAAAAGAGAATGAAATGATAATTGGAAAAATCAAAAAAAATGGAGGCAAGTAACGATGAGAAAATGGAGGAACATAAGAATCGAAGAGGTTCACAGAGAATCTGGTAAGGTTCGTAGAGGTCAGACACTTTGGAGCAACCAGACAGAAAAAGAGCTGAGAGATTGGTATTATCCAGAGACAGAGAAATTTCAGATAAGAGTCACAGAGCTGAACTAGACAGGAGGAAACAGGATGCAGGAAATGAAATATTTCAACGAGGGAAATGATTGCGACATCTGCAAAAACCAACTCATGACAGGACGAGACGGAACGGTCGAGGATTGCCGGAGGAGACAGAATGGGTTGTCATGCAGATTCGAGGAGCGTGACATTCGGACATGTCCGGTGTGCGAACATGAGGTTGATCGTGAGGATATGTATTTCACAAAGGATTGTCATGGAATCCCGTTCAGACTGGTGTGTGACAGATGCTATCAGAGAATCATGTCAAAGGGATATGACGGTGAATATTACACAGAGGCAGACGAACAGATTGAGGATGACTATTGAGAGCCGAAACGGTCAGAAATGACCGTCTGCCGGGAATGACCACCCGGTACTGATGATGGCAGGTCAAAGAAAGGATGGTGAAAAGAATGGAGAGGAATGATTATCTTGTGGAACTACTTGGGAAAAAGGAAGCCGCAAGACTGAAAGAAGCCTTGAGAAGTGGAAAAACAATCGTTGTCAAAGGAGAACAGAAATCAGGAAAAACAACATTGACAAAAGTGTTGAACAACGCTGGATATCATGCAGTAGAGGACTTTGCAGTACATGAAGTCATTTTAAAAGAACCCATTAAAAACATGATACCCAACATGTCCGGGACTATTTCCTAAAGGCTGGTGACCGGCTGGAAATATTGAAAATCCAATTAATATCGTTTGGATTTCTCACTTTAAAACCATGTTCAACCATGACTTCTTTGAAATCGTCATTGGTGACATAGAAACCACATTCATCTGCTTCAAAGATATGTTTCAAACCGTAGGAAGTTTTTCTATCGTTGAAGGATTTAATGGGAATCAGGTTAAAAGTAATCCAGTCATACAAAATATCATGTTCTCTTTTGGTTAGTTCCACAATAACACCTCCCTTCTAACAGGGAGTATATCACAACAATGAAAGGAAGTGTACATATGTCAGAAGAACAGAAGAAGATCATCAAAGACCTTGCAGATAAGTTACCATCCATGACAGAGCGTGAACGTGGTTATCTGGAAGGAACGATTGCCACCGCTGCGGCTATGAGTAAGAAAGGAGAAGATGAAGAGAATGAACGTGTTGATTCCGATCAATTATGATGGTGAACAGCCTACGGTTTCAGCCAGGGGGTTGCATGAAAAACTGCACATTGAAACACCATTCAAAAAATGGATTGATCGAATGTGCGAATACGGCTTTGAAGAGTTCAAAGACTTTTGGACAAAAATGTCCGAAAGTACAGGCGGTAGACCGTCAACAGAATATGATCTTTCTATTGATATGGCTAAACAGATCTGCATGATCCAGAGATCGCCAGAGGGGAAGCAGATTCGCCAGTATTTTATTGACCTTGAGAAAGCATGGAATACGCCGGAACAGATCATGGCAAGGGCGTTGAAAATGGCTGACAAGACCATAGAATCACTCAAAGCAGACAATGAAGCACTGATTGAGGATGTTCAGAGAATGAAGCCGAAAGAAATCTTTGCCGATGCAGTATCAGCAAGTCACACATCCATCCTGATTGGAGAGCTTGCAAAGCTCCTGAAGCAGAATGGTGTTGAAACAGGTCAGCGGAGATTATTTACCTGGATGCGTGACAACGGTTACTTAATCAAGAGCGGATCCAGTAAGAATATGCCGACACAGAAATCTATGGAAATGGGACTACTGGAGATCAAGGAAGGTTCTTATATCAACGGCGCCGGTGTGAATGTTACCACCAAGACACCGAAAGTAACCGGCAAGGGACAGCAGTATTTCATCAATAAGTTCCTTGCAGCATAAATAATAAGCCGCATAAGAACTGGCACTTCTTACACGGCAATGAATTATTCAATTCAGCTACATAGTAGCAGAAAGTGAGAAAAAATGCAATGAAAAAGATATTAGAAGCCTGCATCATGCAGCGAATCAGATTTGACACTGATTCAGAGTATATGCAGTTCATCAAAAATCTGAACGATGGAAAGAAAGACTATGACGTCGACATCGAAGAAACCTGTTCAGATGGTTCAGTCATTGTTTTGGTTAGACGGCAGTATAACAGCAATAAATTCCTGAAGGACGGTGATTAAATGACATTTTCAGAAAAACTGAAACAGGCTATGCAGGAGTTACAGCTGAATCAGCGTCAGATCTGCGGACTGACCGGGAAAAGTAAAGGTTCAGTCAGCCAGTACCTCTCAGGAAAACAGGTTCCGAGTGTAGAGGTACAGAGTTCGATCGCAACAGCACTTGGATTGGAAGCAGATTACTTTGAGAGGTTGGATGATCAGATCACAATTTTACCATCCAGTGAAGTAAGGAACGGGACCATCCCGAAGCTCTTACCGGAAGTAGCAGCCAAGTATCTCGGTATGGACAAAGGAACAGTCAGGAGAGGACTGCAACAGGGAGTTTTTCCGTGGGGATATGCGGTCCGGACATCAGAGAACCGTTGGGCGTATTTCATTAACGCTCGGAGGTTTGCTGAAATTGAGGGTGTGAGCTTATGAGTAGATCAGAAGATTTAGAGCAGTGGGCGAAAGGTCAGACGAGGATCACAAACAAACAGATCCGTGACCGATTCGACGTGGATGAAGAAACGGCAACCGAATATTACGATTACCTGAAATCAATCGGGATAGTCGGACGTATGGGTTATGTAGAGAAAGAAAGGATTTAATGACATGAAAAAATTTGAATTTACAGGAGAAACCAAGACAATAAGTTTACTTTTTAGAACGGCTACACTTCACAGAATCAGAGCGGTAGAGGAATTTGGTCTTGTCAAAGTCGGTGATCTTGGCGGTTGGATTGAGAAAGAAGAAAATCTTTCACATGAAGGAAAGGCTTGGGTTTACGGTGATGCCAAGGTTTGGGGTAACGCCGAGGTTTACGGTGATGCCAAGGTTTGGGGTAACGCCGAGGTTTGGGGTAACGCCGAGGTTTACGGTAACGCCGAGGTTTGGGGTAACGCCGAGGTTTACGGTGATGCCAAGGTTTGGGGTAACGCCGAGGTTTACGGTGATGC